GTTTCGGCTGGTGAGGAGCCCTTGGACTTCGTTGCCGCCGGAGGTGCCGCGGAGGAGCTGGCGCTCTTCCTCGATCTTGACGAACAGCGATAGGCGTCCGTTGATGTAGGACTGGATGGCGGGGGCGTCCTCGAGCATCTCTTCGGAGACGGGGAGGATCGTCGCGATCTTCTTGATCGGCTCGTCCGTCGTGGTGAACCCGACGGTCGACTCCGGCTTGGTGCCGCCCTCAGCCACGCCGGCCGCGCCGCTTGTTGCGGTGCCTTCCACCACATAGCGGATGCTGTTGGTGGATGCCTGCCCGGACAGCATGAGGTCCGCGACGGTCAGCTGCTGGAACAGCTTGCCGACCTCACCGGGAACGACCATCGGGACGGTGGCTGCGATGCCGCCGCCGCCTCCGCCTGCGCCCTCCAGGAGGGTGCCCTTGGACTCGAGGGCGACGGGACCGGTGCTCATGCCCTGCTGGAACCGGCCGCCGCCGGAGCGGTACTGATCGATGGCGTCCTTGTAGCCCTTGGACTCGACGAACGCCTCACCGAGGGTCTTCTGGGCGCCGCGGAACACACGGTCCTGCGGCTCAGAGCCAACCTCGATCCGGCCGTTGCCGTTGGTGACGGCGGGACCGAGTTCGCGGCCGAGGTCATCGACCCTTTGCATGGTCTTGACGTTCGCTTCGGCGTCCTTCAGTTCGGCGGCGAGGGGACCTTCGATGGCGTCGAGGTGCTCCTGGATCTCCTGGCGCTCGTTGTCGTCGGGCTCCCGGTTCTCGTCGGTTGCCTTCTTGTAGATCGCCTTGTATTCGGCGATGTGCTCGCGGATAGCGGACTTGACCGCTTCCACGCGCTGTTCATGGCGGTTCATTCGATGTCTCCGTTGAGATGGATGAGCATGTCGTCACGCATCCGTTGTTTGAGCTCGGCGAGGTCGACGAGATCGGCACGGGGGGGCGGGGCGACTTGTGCGGGTGGCTTTTCCAGTGACATGCCGTTGGACGCGAACTTGAGTTCGATGTCGTCGGCTTGCCTTCTCAACGGATCGGCCCTGTGAACCTGTTCGGAAGGTTCCTGGTCGGTCGTATCCGCTGCCTTCGTGAGGGTCTGCAGGGTCGTCTCGATCTTTTCGAGACGGGCCTTGACCTCCTGAAGCTCTGTGTCCTCCTCAGCCGTGGTTTCCGGCGCCGGCGCGGCCGGTGCTGCTGTTTCGGTTGCCTTGAAACTGAGTACCCGGGTGTCGTTGTTCGCGGGGCCAACCGGAACGACTGACACCTCGTACAGGTCGATTTCGGTGACGTGATACCCGGTGCGTTTGCCGGCACGCTTCGTGGCGCCGCCGTCGGGAACGAGGTACCCGTAGCTGAAACTGAGGCTCCCGGATTTCACGAGCCGCCATGTTTCGGCGCCCCGGTCGGTGCTCTGATCCACCCAGCCCTTGGTGATGACTTCTTGTCCTTCGATTCGGGCGGATGCAGGGTCGATATGGCCGACAACGACGGCTTGTCCTGTGGCGGGATCGCGGTGGCTGTACGCCAAGGGCATCTTCTTCCCGAGCTCCGCCCACTTGGTGAGTGCCTTGACGATCGCGGCGGGTTCGATGATGTCGCCGTCACGATCGACGGATGCGGTCGAGATGACGGCCTCGAAGATGCCTTGGTCGGTGGCAGCGGTCGTTGCCGCCTTGAGGAGGAGATGTTCCATGGATGTCCTTTCGGACTACTGGACTACTGGATGGCCATGCTGCACGAGCAGCCGGGTGCGGCCCCCGGGGCGAACCCGGCAGGCCAGTCGGCACCGAGAGGAACAGTGTCCCCACCAAACTCGGCGTGCCGTTGCGTATTCGGGATCCACACCTTCACGCGATGCTCAGTCCCAGGAGACTGCCGTGCCGCCTCTTCACGAGCCCAACGTGTCGCACCGGCGCCCAGGCCGATGCCGGCGGACTCCACGTGCGACGCACGCTGGTTCAGGGCGCCGTCGAGTCCAACATCAGCGATTTCTTCGCGGATTTTGGCGTTGATGCCTTCCGCGGCGCCTTCGGCCATTGCTCGCAGGTAGTTCTTGACGCGGGCCATATCGAAGTGGCCGCCGAGTTTGAACGCGTAGATTGTGCCTTCCGTTTCCACGATCTGCTGCACCGTGGAATGAATGTCATCGGCGAAATCTCGGTCCCATCGGCGCCAGTCAGCGTCGTTGGCCTTCACTGATGCGCGGGCTTTGCCGTTCAGTTTGCGCTCAAGACGGTTGAAATGCCGTTCGATGGTGGCCTTCGCAAGATCAATGTTGCGGTGCTGAGCCTCAAGATCACGCTTGCGGGCGGGCACGAGTTGTGGGACCTGGGTGAAGTCCTCAGCCTTCATGAGTGCCTTGGGCGGTGTCATCGGCATGTCCTCGGACCGTCCGGAGCCGTCCTGCGCCGGCCCGTTCGGGTCCTGGATCGGCATCACGTCCGTCGAAGGCTTCGGATTGTCCCCCACGATCACGTTCATCGGGGTCACGAGTTCGTCACCGCCATCGACGGGGGGCCGGTTGACCATCGCCCTGGCCTCGTTGGTGAGGAGGACGGGTCGGCCGGATGCGGAGGTGAGGGCGGAGAGCCGGTCGTCGCCCATGTGCTTCTCATCAAGGTTGAACTCGAAACACCCGTCGGTCCAGCTGTACACCTTCACAAGGATCCGCTGATTGAGGAACTTCGTGAACTCCTCGCAGTACGGCGGCAGGCAGTCGTTGTAGAACTGCTTCTGTGCCTGCTCGAGGTTGTCCGCGAGGCCGACCATGCCGAGGGGGACGCCGTAGAGGGACGCGACGCGTTCGATCGCCCACCGGCGAACCTCCATCATCTGCACATCCTTCGGGGACACGCCGAAGGACCGCATCTCCATCCCCTCCTCGAGGACGACGGGCATCTTGTTGCGGCGACGCAACCGGTTCGTGAGGTCTTCCTCGAAGCCTTTGCGGTCCTCGTTCGTCCATTCCGGGGCCTCGAGCGGCCGGAACACCCACGCGGGTTCTTGTAGGCCGGCTTGGGCGAGCTCGACGGTGGCCTGCCTTAGGGCGGTGTCCTCGGCGATCACATCCCTGAGGGTGTCGAGGAGCGAGAGGCCAATGCGTGGGTCGTGGGGGTTCTCGCCCTTCCAATGCAGAATCTGATCCGGCGCGAAATCAACCCACGTTCCGTCAACCCGCCAGTACCGGTACCCCTCCGCCCTGAACAACGACGACCCGCGGATCTCGATCTGGCCGGCGGGAAGGTGCTCGAAGTTCAACTGCTGGCCGGTGGCGGGGACGATGAGGGCGTACGCGTTGTCGTAGATCAGATAGTCCGTGAACAACGACCGGATGAACGCGTCCGCTGCGGTGTCCTCATTCGGATACCTGAGTGAGAGGGCGGCGGGGTGGTCTGGCTTGGGCTGCCGTTCGGATTCGTCGATCTCTTCGTACAGCCGGAGGTCGAGTTGACCGACGTTGCGGGCGATGACGTCAACGACGGACCTGACGGCGGGGCTGTTGGTGTAGATCCACGCGTAACTGGCGGATTGGGCGATGTTGTAGGCGTCCTGGATGCGCTGCTGGGAGCCGCCGCCGAGCATCGGGTATGGCGTCCAGTCTCCGGAGCGCAGCGCGCCGAGGAACTCGCTACTGCCGGTCAGCGCCTTCTTACGGAAGGGCCACATGCTCTGTCCTTCCAGTTGGGTTAGTTCGCGTACATCTTCGCGCGCTCCGCATACACGGATTTGCGAGGCTTCGCGCGATTGGAGTGGTCAACCACCATCGCAGCGGCGGTCAACGCGTCGATGACGCGGCGGTCCTGCTGGCCGACGGACCGCCGCGAGAGGGTGGGCCGATCGAAGCGGTGGTCGCCACCCGGAAGCCGGCGTGCGATCGCGTTGAGAACATGGGCACGCAATGCGTGGTCGCCGGTGTGCTTCATCGACGCGTTCCGGAGGCCGTCCATGAACGCCTCATAGTCCGCGCAGGCCAGTTTGTTCGTCTGGCCACGGTCGATGACGGTGACTCCGAGCTCGTCCTCGATCCATGCGCCGACGTCCGCGGCGCGCTCCATGTCCATCACGACCGCACCGATCCGGTAGCTGTGCCCCAGTTCAAACAGGGCGTTCTTGATCTCATCCGGATGCAGGCTCGAGCCGTCACGGGGGGGCACGAGGACGGTTGCGGGGCCCAACAGGCGGTATTTAGGGCCTTTCCAGAGAGGAACTAGGGCGGTGGTGTCCCATTTGAATGCGATGTCCAGGCCGATGTCGATCTCCGCGCCCCCGGGGATCTCGGTGTCGACCTGGGCGTCGTCCCATTCCTTGTCCGTGATCGCACTGATCACGCTGCGGGTTGGCCGGTTGCACTTCAAGCGCTTCCAGTCCCCCAAATCCATGGTTGGGGACGCAAAATCCTCCCCAAGCGTCTTCTCCGTGATCGACCAGAGCGGATTGGCCTGCTTCACGACCTTCATGTCGTTGCAAGCCTCGTCCGACGGGACCATCCACTCGTGAAGCACCAAGCCGGGCCCTTCGGCTCTGAGATGGCAGCCATCGCGATGCCTCGTGGTTGCGCGCCGGCGAATCTCATCCCGGGTGTTCTCAAACTGGGTTTCGGGCTCCCCCGCCGTCGAAATCGTCAAAATCTGGCCGCCGCGCTTCCGCAGTTTCCCCTTCCACAGCGAATAGAGGCGGAGGTCGTCGTGGCGGTGGAGCTCATCGACGATCGCGAACGGAAACGGAATCACGCCGTCCCCCGTCTTCGCCTCAGCAGCGAACACCTCAATCCCGATCCCGCCGTTCACCTCCGACCGAATCAGCTTGTACCCCCCGAAACACTTGAACCGCGGCTCCAACCAGCGGGTCCGCTCCACGAATCCGGCCGCCTGGTCGAAAATGATGCGGGCTTGCTTCGCCGACGCCGCCCCAACCGGAATCCACGGCGAATCGCTGAAATCCGCCCCATACAACGCCAACTGAGCGAGGAGCGTGGATTTGCCGTTGCCCTCCGGAACGATCAACCACGTCTCCGGAAACCCCCGGAACACATCCGCGACCACCTCAAGCTGCCAATCCTGCGGCGGCCGGGACTCCCCGTCATCGAACACAAGCCCGGATACGTATTCGCGGAAATGCTCCGCCGTGAACGCGTCCACGCTAGGAACGCTTGATCGGTATCTGGACCGAGAGGCCGACCGTCGGGATCTCGATCAGCAGTTCGGGCGGAACCTCGAGCCCGAGATTCTCGAAAGCCTGTGCCGTCACCTCGCGCGTCATCGGCCCATACTGGCGCCGATCGGCCTTCGCCTCATCGGTCGCGTTGTACCAGGCGTCGACCAACCAGCGAGCCTTATATTCCTCCATCACGCAGCCTTCGTACGGATCCTGCCCGGATTCGACACCTCATACAACTGAGCCACCACATCCTGAACCGGCAACTCCCCACGAGCCATCGCCCGCAACTCCTTGATCGCCGCAATCCGAGCCGCAGCATTCCCACCATCCCGCGCAATCGCCTTCAAGATCTCCAACATCTCCGCTTCGGTCAGCTCGGGTGTCGTGTCGATGTTCATCAGACAATCCTCAACTGCTCGCCGCCACCCCGAACACCCTTACGGACATTGCATCGGAGATGAGCAAGCTGGACGTTGGTCGGGTCATGGGCGCCGCCCTCGCTGAGCGGAACCATGTGATCCAAGGAAGCAGACAACGGATGCGGGTAAGCCTTG